CCAGCCGGTGAACTATGCAGGCCGCGTTGCAGAGCGCACTGCGGACAATGTGCGGAAACCCTCTGTGCTGGCACAGCTTCATGCAAAGCAGGTAGAGCGCAGCGCAGAACCGCAGAAATTCCCGAAGCGGAAAAGTCACGAAATGGAACTGTAAATAGGATAACCCCGTTAGATCTCTGCAAGGAATCTGACGGGGCATTTTTGAAAAAGGAGGGCATTTGCTGACATTAACACCGATCAATCTGAAAACGGCAAACGCATTTGTACAGCAGTATCACCGCCACCATAAGCCGACGCGAGGGCATAAGTTCTCCATCGGCGTATCGGACAATGGTGCTCTGGTGGGCGTTGCCATCTGCGGCAGGCCCGTAGCGCGGAGGCTGGACGATGGCTATACGCTGGAGGTCAACCGCCTGTGTACGGATGGAACTCCAAACGCCTGCAGCATCCTGTATGCGGCGGCGTACCGTGCAGCACGGGCAATGGGTTACAACAGAGTTATTACCTACATTCTGGATACGGAGAATGGCAGCTCCCTGAAAGCTGCCGGGTACACCTGTGAGGGCAGAGCCGGAGGATTGGAATGGAATGGCGCGAAGGCACCGAAACAGGCTGACCAATATCCGCGCCAGATGAAAACACGATGGGTCAAGAAAAAGGAGGGCTTGCATGGCAGTTGACCGCAAACAGCAGATGAAAGAAATCACGGAACGGCTGGAGCAGGGCGTAAAGGACATTTTTACATCGGAAATGTACACGACGTACCTGCGCACGATGGCAAAATTCCATAATTACAGCTTCAACAATACGCTGCTGATCGCTATGCAGCGGCCTGATGCTACACTGGTGGCAGGGTTTAACGCATGGAAAAACAAGTTTAACCGCTACGTCAAAAAAGGCGAAAAGGGCATCCAGATCATTGCCCCGGCTCCCATCAAGGAAGTGGAAGAACGCGAGAAAATCGACAAGGATACGGGCTTGGCTGTGCTGAACGAAAACGGTGAGCCGGAAATGGAACGTGTGGAGTATGTGGTTCCGAGGTTCCGATTGACGACCGTTTTTGATATATCGCAGACAGATGGCGAACCGATTCCGTCGCTGGAAGTGAACGAACTGACGGCCAGCGTCAAAGACTATGCGCTGCTTACGGCGGCAATCGAGCAGGTATCGCCTGTGCCGATGAGGTTTGATGAAATCGAAGGGGATGCCAAAGGCTATTACAGTGATGCAGACAAAGAAATCTGCATTCAGGTCGGCATGGGCGAGAGCCAGACCATAAAAACGATGATCCACGAGGTTGCTCATGCGATGCTGCATAACAGCGATTTCATGAAGCAGCGCGGCGAGGAAAAAGACCGGCTTACAAAGGAAACCGAAGCCGAAAGCATTGCATTTGCGGTCTGCTCGGCTCTGGACATTGACACATCCGATTATTCATTTCCGTATGTGGCAAGCTGGGCCAGTGGCAAGGAGATGAAGGAACTGAAAGATTCGATGGATACGATTCGATTGACCGCAGCCGACTTTCTGGAAAAGCTGGAAGCGGCAGTCGCGGAAAGGAGCGCAGAGCGCATGACCGCGATGCAGTATGCGGAAAAGTTGATTGCCAATAAGGAGCAGGAAAAAACGATTTTTGATGATGAGCAGCGAAATCTCATCGTGAATTTTGCTTTCAAGCTGGATGATCGGGCAGCAACGGAAGAACTGGTGAACGGTCTGGCGGCTGCACTGGCCGAGGATGACAAAGAAGAAGCCAACCGCCTGATGTATGATGCACAGGAGAAAATCGAAAATCTCCCGGATGGGATGATTGGTCTTTCGGAAATGCACGATTATGGCTATCTGCACGATGATGTACTGCCGCTGACGAAAGAGGGCGCACGGGAATGGCATCGGCTGGGTGAGAGAATTTATCCGCTGTTCCGTGATGGAACGGCAGGTGATTATGCAAGTCAAGAGGGAATCGAGCAGCACGATGGCATTTTCGGCATTAAGGCAGACGCATGGGATGCGATTCTGTTGGAGCAGCGGGAAGATTATGCAGAGGACGAGTATGCGCGCCCGGATTTTCCGCTGACAGTGATAAACCGTGAACAGGCTCTGCGGCTGTATGACGAGGGTAAGCAGATTTATCTTGTCCGCATTAGTCCGTGGCCGATTCTTGTCACGGCACGAGAGGAAATCGAGCGCGGAAGTGATACCTTCCAGATTGCAACAGCAGATTTGGAGCAGGAGCGGAGTATGACAGAACAGGAAAATATGCTGCTGTATGGCAGCGAGAAGCAGTTCGGTATTTATCAGATCACAGAGCGTGACCCGGAACACGACTACCGTTTCATGGGGCTGGACTATGTGGAGAAGAAGGGGATGACGGTTGCCCATGCAGATTATGACCTGATCTATGCCGCACCGCTTACGGAAAAGGACACGCTGGATGGCATTTATGAACGGTTCAATATCCAGCGTCCGGCAGACTTTACGGGTCATTCGCTGTCGGTCAGCGACGTGGTGGTACTCAATGATGGCAGTACAGTCAAAGCCTACTATGTGGACAGCATCGGATTTGTCGAGCTGCCGGGATTTTTCAAGGAAAGGAATGTGAATTTGCAGAAAGAGAACCTTTTGAACGAAGAATTGCAGGGAATCGAAATCTTTGATAAGCCGGGTCTTTTCAGCAATGGCCGACTGCGGGACGAAGAAGTGCCGGAGGGCTTATATCGCTATGATCTGCGCGGTTCGGACTACGACCCCGGCCAGCCTGTCACAGTAGAGAAAACTGTGGTGGTGAACCATGCGGCATCTGTCCTGATGGCTGAAGAACTTGACCTTGGCGCAGACGGGCGGCTGGAACTTGGCGAGGAAGGGCTGAACTTCACGGGCGCAGAGTTGACCGTGCGAGAGTTTATGGAGGAACAGCAGCAGAAAAGAAGTGGTCTGATCCACGGCGATTCCGACCATATCGCAGTCGAAGGACATATCGGCACATGGTATGCTGTTGATGAAACGGAAGTCGGTGGGGAGAAGTTCTTCCTGCTGGAGCATGAGGAACACGGCGATATGGCGGCCTGCGTTGCAGTCAATGAGCAGGGCAAGCTGGTGGCAGAGGATTTGTGGAACGGCTTCGATGAAGATTTTCAGGAGGCCGTGCAGAAATATCTCTCTGAAAAATGGAATATGCCGAAAAAAGAAGATGTGGTATCGGAGATCATTGAAAAGGCTGCGCCTGTGCCGGACAACAGCGCACAGGACTATTCGGATGTGCCTGTCTACTATGAGCCGTTCAGCTATGCCAAAGAAAATGACGAGGTGGATTTATACCGCACATCCTATCGGCTGAACAGAGAGTGCAAGCAGGCAATCCATGAAGCGATTGCGGACAATTATGACGGAATGTACCTTGGCAATGGTGCAGTCGATCAGGTGGTGCGACAGTACGGTATGGAGCGCGTGGGCTACATTCTGGCAAATACTCTGCACCATAAAAACTACGATGGCCGCTTTTCTCACGGCAATAAGGAATGGGCAGAACAGGTTAGCACCCCGGAGCATAATGCAGACCGCATGACCTTCCGCACGGATTGGGTGGTTGACAGCCACCCGGCTATTCTGGATGGCTTTGCAACGATGTTCCGGGAAGAACTGGATGTGCAGAAAGAACTGGAACAGGAGCGGCCTTTCGTAAAGCAGTTCTATGTGGTCGAAAATTTGCAGGCCGCGCCTTTGAAAATTGAGCGATTCGGAAATCTCGACGATGCAATGTCGCAGTATCAGGCACTTCCGAACCATTACATGAAAGCCTTGGGCGTGGAGAAAAATCCTGATTCTCTGCCGGGTTCACTGGATGTTTTGCAGTGCAGGAATGGCATTGACACCATCGTGGAGGACTACAAAACGGTTCCGGGCTGGGATAACCCGTATATCCAGAATCGCGTTGTGCAACCGTTACAGGGGGCCTTAGCCGTACAGGATGTGGAACTGGCCTACGAATTGCCGGATGCCTATTTTCACATCCAGACCTGTGACGATGGCTTCGACTATACCTTATATAATAAGGACTTCACGGAACGGGATGGCGGCATCCTTGAAACGGACGGAGATAAGTCTGTGCAGGAGGCTATGACGGAGCTGTTGGCAGAGTTTGGCTGTGATGCAGCACAGGGCAAGATCATGGACGTGGCAGAACTGCGGGAACAGGCTGATACGGTAGCTGAACAACAGGCAGAAGTTTTGAAAGAAAAACTCGCTGCAGAAAGACCTGCACCGGAAGAAACGCTCAGCTTTTATGTTGCAGAGTGTTTGGAGTTCACGTTTGCTGGAGAGTTCCACGACCATCTGACTATGGAAGAAGCATTGGAAGCCTACGACAAGATTCCGTCCGAACGGATGAATGCCGACAAGTGCATTGGATTCTGTATCGAAGAAGATGGCGGCTTTGTTGGAATGTATGAGCTGGTCGTGAATGACAAAGTGCAGCGCGAGAACATCAATTCCATCAACTACTTCAGGGATGATAAGCTGGTGCAGCAGGCGATCTCTGATATGGAAAAGCTGATGGCGGCACGACAGCAGAGTAAGGAGCCGGAACGCGGCAGTACGAAAAAGTCTGTTCTGGATGCCCTGCGCAGTCTGAAAGCCAAGAAACAGGAGCAGCCTGCACAGGAACAGCCCAAACAGCAGAAAAACAAAAAGAGAGGAGATATTGAGTTATGAGCAATGTACGCTTTGATGAACTGGAGCTGATGCTGATGGCGATGTTTGAGCAGCCGACACTCAAAGATACGATTCAGGTGTTGACGGAGATCCAGCCGCTTGTAGCAGAGGATGCAGAAATGGCTGCACTGGTCCAGCAGACCATCCCGAAGATGCAGCGGTTGACTGAGCCGCAGTTCAAGGGGCTGGAGTTGGAGTGGCATAGGCCGGAGGATGATGCAGGAAAATGAGTTCAGATATATTTGTGATTTACCAGATCGACAATTCCGAGAAAAATCGTGAGTATCGCTGCCGCAGCTACGAATACCAGATTCAGCATGGCTTTATGATAACCGCAGACAATTATGGTACGGGCTATTCTGGTACGGCTACGCGAGGAATGGGCGCGGAAGCGATTCGTAAAAAGATGGAAAGCATTAACCCGGACAAATTCAAAATTAGAAAATTTGGGGTCAGTGATGTAATCGGATTGACTGAGGCAGGCAAAACCTCTTTTTTCTATGTTGATAAGGATAGGCTGGTGAGATTCAACGGCTTTTTCCCAAAGCCCCAGAGCGGCACATACCTGATTCTTGATGAGGGCGGCTATCAGGTGGCAGGACAAAAAGGCACATGGCTGGTATCGGATGAAGTAGAGGTCGATGGTCAGCGGTTTGTTCAGATGAGAAGTGAACAAACGAAGAATCCACCGCCGAGCATTATTCTTCACGAGAGTGGAGCCTTTGTGACGCAGACAGCTTTAGGTTTCGATGGAGAAGCTACCAGAAAGATGAGTGCTTTTTTACAAGGCCCAAAGCCTGAACTGCTGCACCATCAGAAGTTCTTTGAAAACGGTACAGCGGAACGCGCCAAAGAATCCGGCACAGAGCAAAACTACAATATGATAGATGGCTGCGTCAACAATGTACCAAAAAAGCCCCGGCGCATTGGCGGCAGGTGGTCGGTGCTTGATCGGCTGCATATCAAGCAGGCTGAGCGGCGACAAAAAGACAATACGCCGCAGCAGGAACAGGAAAGAAGCCGAAAAAGTTAAAATACCGTAATATCGTTGAGATGGCTTCCCCAAAAAGGAGGCCATCTTTTATGCACGAGTTGAGCCAGAGAAGCTATCCATCTGATGGAATCCTCAGCGTATACGATTTGATTCTGATACCAAAGTGGGTAATGGAGGAAATTGAGGATTCTACATACAGAAGCACCTATGTTGAGCAGCTTCAAGCACAAGGGTATCCTATTCGTTGGATTGATGAAACAAAGTAAGAGTAATATGGTAGAAAAGGGTCAGCCCTGGTCTTTCGCAGGAAAGACCAGGGCTGGCTTTTTGTTTTATAGAGAGTGTTCGTTCTTTCGGGATTGCTGCTGTTTGCGCTGTACTTCTCGTTCTGTTCCTAGAATGTTATCTACATTGGCGCATACAGTCTGGAGTTCCCTGTGGTAATCTTTGAAATAGTGGTATGTGTCATACTGCGCATCTTTCTGAATGGTAAGCTGTTCCTTTTCGGCCCGGAGGTCTTTCATGGTCGGGAACTTTCCATCTGGGGAGTGCTGCTTTAGAATGCGGAGGGCTTCTTCATATTTTGCAATATCCTCTGCATGAGCCTGACGGAAAGATTTCTTATTGCCGGATTTCAAAAAATCACCATAGACTGATTTTGTAGAAAGATACTGGCCTAAATAACGAATCTGCTCGTTGACCTTTTTCAATTTGGCTTCGGTGAATTTGGCATCACTTCGAGCTTTCGCCATTTTGGATTGGATGGTGTCGGCGGTGTCGGAAAGTTTTTCATAAGAATCGTATCCATGCTCTTGCACATAAGCGACTGTCCGTGCCATCTGCTGCAAATTGGAAATCTTGACTTTTTGCGCATAAGCGCGGCTCTGCTGTGCTTTTACACAGGTCTGCAAGTCAACCACAAGGCGCAGATCGGACTTAATGAACAAAATGGCCAGAGGATCATCTGCCGCCAAATGAGGATTGTTCCGTTCTTTGTTCCGCGCATTTTCTGCAAAAATCCGGAGAAGCCTGTCGCGGTCATAATTAGAACCGAGGGCGCGGGCAGAAATGAATTTCTGTCGGTCAGCAGGAAGATAGCTGAATCGTCCGCGATGGTCTTTTACCAAAATTCCGTATTCCGCTTTTAATAACCGCTGAAATTCCTCAAAAGACGTAGCACGTTCCGCAATGTCAGAAATGGCATTGCGGATTTTTTCTTTGTTTGTTTCAAAGGTAGTGTGCATGGGGGTGATGCCATCGCCCAGAAGTTCCATGTTTGCAATGTCCAGATTCAGTTGTCCACGCCGCTGCGCATGGTACTCCTGTTGTGTGATTTTATCCGCAGCAGGGGAGAGCAGATCGACCTGATGCAGCCCTTCGCGCTGGCAAATATCCATCAACGATTTTTGCAGGTGCTTCAAATAGTCTTTGGTAAGGTGGTGCTTGTATCCAGCCTTACAGTCGATTGGCCGTTCGGTGTAGGTCTGAGGCTCTATATCGGATTTGCGCAGGCTGTTGATTATGATGTGGGTATGGATGTTGCCTGTTCCATTATTGCCATCTGTATGGGTGCAGACCAAAGCCTGATGCCCCGGAAAATTAGCTTTTGCGTATTCCAGCCCGATGGCCTGTGCACGTTCTCCTGTTAAATCGTGGTCGGCGTTATCTCTGGGGTCATGGCTGATAATGTAGTGGTGGCTTTTGATTTCATCATAGGTGTTGTTCTTATGGTACTGCTGGTTTAACAGTTCACATTCAAGGTCGAAGGTTTCGGGATTGCAGTTCAAACCGTCAAGATAAAATTCTTCCCGAAGCAGCATATTCCCGCTTTCATCCAGAACGGGAACCAGATGAAACTCATCATGCTGGTATTTCAGATAGTCGATGGCACTCCCATAATTGGCATTTTTACTTGCGATGTGTTTTAGAATTGCCACGATACACACCTCCAAGCTGAACGATTTCCTGCCGCAGTTCACGGATTTCCGCAATGCAGCTTTTTAGTTCTTCTAACATTCCGCGTGATGCCAGACCACCGTTGTGGAAATAGCGGGCAATCTGGTTGAGATTGTTCCCGATGCCGGCGGCCTGCACCGTCAAATTCTGAATCTCTCCCAGATCGGCAACGATATTATAGTTGACTTCCAGCTTTTCACGGAGAGCCTGTTTGCGTACAAAAGTACCAATCGGGTATCCAGCATCTTTAGCATATCCGGCTACCAGCTCATATTCCAATTCTGTGAAACGGATGTAAACTCGTTTCCCCCTATGAAGCGATTTCTCTTTCTTTGGTCGAGCCATAGCATAATCTCCTGCATTTTATAGTTGCAGAACAACTCCCGATAAGCCGTAGGCGTTCGGCTGCGAACACATTTATGTGGAGCCGGATAGCCAAAATCCAAGATTTTGTGCGTACCGTGGGAATGGGGAACGGAATCCCCATCAAGATTGCCAGCCGGGAAAAACCACGAAAGTGAGTTTTGAGCGGCTATGGGCGAATCTTGCGCTAAGAGAGAAAAAGCCCCACGACCTGGAAAATCGAGAATTGTCCTTATACCTATAACATTCTGGAAGCACCTTTTGGCAACCACTTGAAAAAATATTTTTGTGAAATTTCAAAATTTGGTTGCCAAACACCCCTTTTAGAATGCTATAGGTGAAGGGAGGTATTTGATGTACCAGAAAATGACGCATACACTTGAGGATTTGAAGAAATTGGCAGCGATGGAACTTCGGGATGTGAACCGTGAAGAACTGGTGGACATCAACGATGTGGAAATCAAGAAAGACCTGTCGCAGCGAGAACGAATGGTTGATTTTGTTTCACAGATCAAGAACCCTTACTGCTATCTTGACCGGGGAATGGTCGTAAAGATCAGTTTTGCCGGAGAGAACCGATTGGAGGACACGCTGAAAAAATGCGCAAGGACACACCGGAAATGAAAAAAGAAGAAAGCGGAAGAAAATTTGCACTTTAGCACATTAAAGCGTTGACATAAACCGTGAAATATGAGATAATGGCTTTGGGTCAAAACAGAATATGCTGATAAAGCCGATAATTTCTTGGTTTATTGTCTGAACGACAAATAGATTAGGAGGTTATCGGCTTTTTATGTTTTTTCAGGGAAATGAAAAATACAACTGCGCCACATATCTTCGTTTGTCGCGTTCGGATGGCGACCAGCAGGAGAGCAACAGCATAAAAAATCAGAGAGCGTTGCTGAACGATTACATGGGGAAGCACCCGGAATTGCACAAGTTCGATGAGTATGTGGACGATGGTTACAGCGGCACAAATTTTGAACGCCCGGATTTTAAGCGGATGATGCAGGACATTGAGAAAAGGAATGTCAACTGCATCATCGTCAAGGATTTATCTCGTTTCGGCAGAAACTACATTGAAACGGGTCGTTATCTGGAACGAATCTTTCCATTCATGGGTGTGCGCTTTATCGCCATCAACGATCATTATGACAGTGCAGAGGAAAACGATGATAAGGGCCGTATTCTGATTCCGTTCAACAATCTTATCAATGACACCTACTGCCGGGATATTTCGCTGCGCGTTCGCAGTCACTTGGATGTGAAACGAAAAGAAGGTCAGTTCATTGGCAGTTTCGCAGGGTATGGGTATCGCAAAGACCCCAAAGACAAAAATCATCTGATTATAGATGAATACGCTGCGGGCATTGTGCAGGAAATATTCAAATCAAAATTGAACGGAATGAGTTCACAGCGCATTGCCAGCCACTTGAATGAACTTGGGGTCCTGCCGCCGAACGAGTATAAGCGAGCCAATGGATTCAACTATACCTGCGGTTTTCAGGCTGGGCTGAATCAGAAGTGGACAGTGGTTTCCGTCAATCGTATTTTGAAAAATGAATCCTATACGGGAACATTGATTCAGGGCAAACGCAGGAAAATCAATTACAAAGTAAAAAAGAGCCATGATGTTGGAAGTGAAAACTGGATTCGGGTAGAAGATGCGCATGATGCCATTATCAGCAAAGGCGAGTTCCAGCAAGTACAGCAGTTGTTGGAACTGGACACTCGTACCGCACCATTGCAGACAACAGTTTATCCATTATCAGGTTTTCTGCGCTGTGCAGACTGCGGGCAGAATATGATTCGCCGCACGGTGACGAAAAACGGAAAGAAGTATCAATACTATCACTGCTCTACCTATAAAAATGGCGGCGGCTGCACACCGCACATGATAAACAGTGAGAAATTAACGGAAAGCGTTCTGACTGCGATTCGGCATCAAGTGTCACTTCTTGTAGAAGCGGAAAAGGTACTCTCCAATGCAGAGTTGGCAAGCGGAGAACAGATTGGCATAAAGATTCTGGACAGCCAGATCACTGCACTGGAAGCTGAACTGGAACGGTACAGTAATTTGAAAATCCGTCTGTATCAGGACTTATGCGATGATGTTGTCAGTCGGGAAGAGTACGGAGAAATGAATGCTCGCTTTGCGCAGAAGATAAAAGAGGCACAGGATAAGATTCAGGAAATCCGCGAAAAGAAGCAGGAGGCATTAAAGCACGACACACTGCTTCCTACTTGGTTGGAAGAATTTAAGCAGTACGAACATATCAAGACGCTCGAACGCAGGGTCGTGGTGGAACTGATCGACCACATAGATGTTCATAGCAAAACAGAGATTGAAATTCATTTCTGCTTCGAGGATGAACTGCACAGTATCACAGAAAAATTTATGGAATATCAAGCACATCATGGAAATGAGGTGGCAGAGGAATGAAATGGGTCAGTTATACAAGGTCGATTTCCAGCAGGCTCGGAGAAGAGAATCCATCCAATACGATTGCGGAGCAGAATGAGCGAATTGCACGGTATCTAAAAAAGCGCGGGTGCAGCGTATCCGAAAAATACAGTGACCGAAAGAGAACAGCAGAAGCCACAGAGGGCTTTGACAAATTGGTACAGGATGGGATGGCGCGGAAATTTGATGCAGTTGTTGTGGATTCTATCTTCCGCTGTGGAAGAACCCTTCCGTTTGCCATTGAAGCACTGCAGAGGACGTTCTATCCGCTTGGTATCCAATTTGCAGTTGTGGAAGATGACTTTTGCAGTGCAGACAAAACTGCCGAAGAAGTTGCAGAGTATTTCAATGGAAAGACCATTGATAAGATTCGTTCGGAATTTATTACCAATCGCCAGAATCACTTTGAAGAGGGTACATTGACCCATCGACAGGCTAAATATGGTTATGCGCTGTCGGAAGATCGCAGAAACCTTGTTCTTAATCCTGAGAGCGCACAGGTTGTAAAGCTGATTTTTCAGATGTATCTGGAAGATATGAAAATCCCGGAAATCGCAAGAGCATTGGATGCACAGGGCGTTCCATCTCCACAAATCCAGATGGCAAAGAAAAAAAGATCAAGAACAAAAATCAAGTGGCCGGATTCAACAATTCGCTCGATTTTGAAAAATCCACTCTATATCGGAAAGTGTACGCTGACGCTGGCAAAGGCAAAGCGAGAATTAGAGGTTCCGGCGATTGTTTCAGAGACGGAATTTCAGAAAGCCCAGAAAAAGTTGGAATCTACGAGGTTGCCTTCGAGAAAAAAGGCTCGAAAAAAACCAAATCTGCTCTTCAAAAAAATCTATGACAAAGAAAGCGGAAAAGGTCTGCTGTGCAGAACATCAGAAGATGAAAGCCAGCAAATCTATTCGTTTGACAAGGGGTATAGATGCTTCTCTGGAAAAGCCCCTTTCATCGAAAGCGAGAAAATCTTTCGAGAGATTCTTTCAGCTTTGGAAAAAGAAAAAATGCAAGCTGTGCATATTGATAGGGTGCTGGACTCGAATCCTGAGAAAGTCAAACAGTGCATGGATGCTGGACTATTGCAGTACAGAAAAAAAGCAAATGAGATCGTTACGCACTTGATGGCCAAGGACGATGAACGAACAGCAGTTTATCGGGAATACGAGCAGGGATCAATTTCGCTAGAACAGGTAGAGGAGTATGAACATCAGTATCAGATGGCAGTCCAGAAGCAGGAAACGGCCTTTAAAAAGGTAATGCTAGCTGTTAATGATATAGAAAAAGCATTTAGCCATGGGAATCCCTGGTTGATGAAGTTCCGAGCGATTTCAATTCCTGAAAAATTGGAGCGCACACATCTTAAAGAATGGCTTGACCATGTATGGATCGTAGATTTTGAACAGGTAGAAGTGATCCTACAAGAAAGTAAGTGGAAGGGATTCTTCCCGGAAGAATGGCTGAATAACGGAGAGGAAGATTGTAATGGCAAGAAAGAGTAGAAAGAATCTGATGCCGCAAGCCGCTGTGCAGGAGGCCGTACAGCAAAACGAAAAAGAACTTCTGCGCACGGCGGCGTATGCGCGGCTGTCGGTTGAGAACGGTGGGCATGAAACAGAAGATTCCCTGCACACACAGATTTTGCAAATTCATAATTATATCAGGGAAAACCCGGAACTGACGCTGACCGATACCTATGCAGACAACGGTTTTACGGGAACACGTTTTGACCGACCAGAATTTGAGCGTATGATGCAGGATGTACGGACAGGCAAAATTCAGTGCATCGTAGTGAAGGACTTATCTCGATTTGGTCGTGACTATATCGAAACGGGAAGCTATCTGGAAACTATTTTCCCAATGCTCCATGTTCGCTTTATCGCCATCAACGATGATTTTGATAACATCCGGCAGTCGGATGTAGATAGTCTTGCGGTTCCCATCAAGAATATGGTAAACAGCTTGTACGCTAAGGACATTTCAAAGAAAATCAGCCTTAGTTACCAGATGCGCCGCGAAAAGGGAATCCCTACATCGTGGTGTACACCGTATGGCTATCAGTTGAACCAACAGGGAAATAAGTTTGAAGCGACTGAGGATGCGAAGTGGGTCAAGCTGATCTATCAATGGTATCTTGCAGGAGTGAGTACAAACGAAATTGCCCGCAGGTTGGAATTTTTAGAAGTAGCAAGGCCGAACGAACGGCTGAATCGCAAATTACATGAGGGAGATGACCCTACCTATAATAAATGGCACCCCAGTACGGTTCTTCGTATTTTAAACAGCAGTGCCTATATTGGAGAACTGGTATCTGGGAAAACGCAAACTGCATCATACAAAGGGATTGGCCTCCATCCAGTGGAAAAGAAGGAATGGCATATTGTTGAAAACGCTCATGAAGCAATCATTCTGAAATCGGATTTTGAAAAAGTGCAGGCACGGCGGGAGCAGAATAAGGAAAAACGGGAAAGGGCGATGGCTCGTTCCAAAGCAACCAGAGAGAAGTGTTATAACCATCTATCGGGAATGGTTTACTGTGGCTGCTGCAGACGCAACATGACGTTTGAACGGCGTGTGCATGGTACGGTGAAGGAAACGCACTATGGAGTGTTCATTTGCAAAAGAAAGAAGAACACGACTCCCTGTGCCTATCATGCGGTGCCGGAGAAAATGCTGATGATGGTGGCGATGGATCAGATTCATCATCTGGTGTCTACCATGTGCGAAGAAGAAAAGCTGGTAAAAGACATGATGCGCGGCAGCAATCTGGATTCTGCCCGTTCCATCAAGATGAAAGAAAACTCTATCCTGTTTCGGATTCAGGAAGCCGAAGAACGGCGGTTGCGCTTATATGAGGACTATAAAGCTGAAATTCTGGACGAAGATGAATACAGTCAGCTAAAGGAACACTACATAGCAGAAAAGCAGCGGTTGGAACATGAACTGCAAAAGCAGCGTCAACGTGCATTGGAACTGGAAAAAAGAATCAAAATCTGCGATGCGCAGATGGAGCGGATGCGCGGAATTCTGAATCAAAATGAATTTGATGAAGAACTGGTGCATGAACTTATCAAGAGAATCTATGTAGGAATGGACAATTCTGTGGAGGTCGAATTTAAGTGTAGCGACCCATATCAGGAAGTGCTTGCAATCATGTCGGAGGTTCAGAATGAATGATAAAATTGCAATCTATCTCCGCTTATCATTGGCAGACGGAGATTTGAAAAAGAGCAGCAAGGATGAAAGTAACAGCATTGAGAACCAACGGATGCTGCTCCACGATTACATTGGGAAGCAGGAAGATTTATTTGGCGAGATTGTAGAATATGTAGATGATGGCTATACTGGAACAAATTTTAATCGTCCGGCTTTTCAGAAAATGATTGTGGATTTGAAGCAGGGCGATATAAAAGTCATCGTGGTAAAGGATTTATCCCGCCTTGGTCGTGACTATATCGGTGTTGGCGATTACATTGAACAGATTTTTCCGTTGATGGGAGTTCGGTTTATTGCTGTGAATAATTCCTTTGACAGCATGAAACTGAACAACGGAACACCGGGAATCGAAGTGGCGGTCAGCAATCTGGTGAATAATATGTATAGCCGGGATATTGCGAAAAAGATTCGGGCTGCTCTGGAAACGAACTGGAAGAACGGGAAAGCCACCTGCACGAATGTTCCTTTTGGATATGTGTGGAACAAGAAAGGTGGGCAGCGGTGGGAGATTGACCCGGAGGCAGCACCCTGCGTGAAAAAAGTATTTGAATTAGCATTGTCCGGCCGCAATACAACGCAGATCGCCTACGGCATGAACGAATTAAATCTTCCTACGCCGGGATTGTATGCGAAACGAAAGAATCTGCTGATGGGCAGCAATCCTATTATTGCCCCGGACAGTGAAATGTTATGGAACGCAGCGATCGTGTGGAGAATCCTTAGACGGTATGAATACACTGGTGCGCTGGTTATGGGGAGAAGAAAGAAAATTGATGTGAATACTACCTCTGTTCGGACGCTCCCGGAGGATAAGTGGATCATCGCAGAAAACGCTCATGCGGCCATCGTGACAAAAGATGAATACTATCAGGCACAGAAAGCAATCCGTAACGTGACTCCAATTCAGTATAAGGTGGGTGATGATTTTGCGTTAAAAGGAAAAATCTGCTGCGGAAACTGTAATCGGCAGCTTCGCCACGAAAGGCAATATGGGGAAATGGTTTTCTATTGCGGCTATAAACGGTCAGCCGGAAAGTTCTCTAAATGCTACGGCGGCTATTACAGAGAATATTCGGTGAACGCAAAAGTGGCTCGTGCGATAAAAACAGTATTCTATGCGCTGGATGTGGTAAATCAGGGAATGCAGAAAAAGCAGTCTATCACGGTGCGCTGCGTGGACATTGAGGACTTGGAAAAGCAAGCAGAAGCCATTCGGGTAGAGCAAATCAAACTATATGAATCGTATGCGGACGGTGTGCTGCTGCGAGATGCGTATATAGAAAAGAAAAAGGCTCTTTCGGAAAAACTGGCTGCATTGCAGGATAGCATACGGATAGAAAAGGAAGAACAGGAGTGTGCCGATGAATTGGATGAAGAAATCCGCGCTCTGACAAAGCAGGCCAGCGAGAAAACGTACATCGGTGGGCTGACAAAAGAATGTGTGGATGCTTTTGTCAGCATGGTTTATCTGTATGACGACCAAACGATGAAAATAGAGTTCAACTGTGAGGATGTGATTCGGAGAGCGTTGGAAAAGTATGGCGCATAATTGGATGGAAGAAGCGGCATAAGAAAAAGAATACCCGTCTGGGTGAGAGGATTCAGGAAATCTTCTCGACCAGGCGGGTGTTTCATTCCGCAGGAATGTGTCTATTAGAGGCTGAGGGTTTCTACCCATGCGGACAAGTCGGCTTTGCTGGAATAGGAATTGAATACCTTACCATGCAGCAGCTTTGCACCGGGGCAGCTCGGCGCAAGTTTTTCGTTGGTCTTACCCATGTCGCTGCCGCCAGATGTGGCAAAGGGAATGATTGTTTTACCCTTCAAATCATAGCTTTCCAGAAATGTATTGATAATGGTGGGAGCAACATACCACCAGATGGGGAATCCGACAAAGATGGTGTCGTATTCGTCCATGTTATCACGCTTGGCAGCGATGGCAGGGCGAGAGGTAGGATCGCTCATTTCGATGGTGCTGCGGGATTTCTTATCCATCCAGTTCAGATCGGCTTTTGTGTAAGGGACTTCGGGACGGATTTCAAAAATGTCTGCACCGATGGCATCTGCTAAATCTTCGGCAACTTTTGCGGTAATGCCGCTGGCAGAAAAATAGGCAACAAGCTTTTTGCTCATGACAATGCACTCCCTCAATATTTGATTTGATAATAGTATAGCACGGTAAGGGAGGGGTATCAAGAAGTGAAATGAAAGCAAAATTGTTTGGAAAATATTGGTGTTTCAATAGCTGGATTTGGATAATCATAACTTTTATATTGTATCTTAACTTAAAATGAGTTATAATACAGAAAAAGAGTTGTGAATGGAGGCGATAGAGTGGAATACCTTAAGCGAGTTTTAGGAATTGAAGTGCTATATGAAAATAAAGCTTTAGAGCATTTGCCAAACTTCATCAGTACAAGGTATGATTCACAGAAAGTATCTCTGAGTGGTCAAAAAGCAGTTTTTTTGTATCCAAAAACCGAATTGGAGCAGGTGGAAACATTAAAAAAGCATCTGGAACGTGTGAAAAAGGTTGCGGATTGTCCGGTGATTTTAGTATTGGAACAGATCACTGCACGGCAGAAAGAGTATTTGCTTCGAGAGAAAATAGCATTTATTGTGGATGGAAAGCAAATTTATCTGCCCTTTATGGCAGCATATTTGCAGGAACGCTGTGATGCAGAAAAGAGTGACAGAGAAGAAATCTTGCCATCGGCGCAGATGCTGTTGCTTTACTATATTTATGAGGGAGCAAAGGAGCTGTCTACAAGTCAAGCTGCAAAAGATTTGGATTTGACACCAACGTCTATTTCCAGAGCTTCTAAACAACTTGAAGGAATGGGATTTCTGCGATCAAGAAAAATTGGAGTGCAGAAGATACTGCTTTCGGAAAACTCTGCCAAAGAGTTATTTTACAAAGCAGAGAAAGTTCTGCTCAATCCTGTGAAAAGGACGGTCTATGTTCCATGCGAGGAAGTAAAGAGTGAATTGTTGGAGAGTGGATATTTCGCATTGGCGGAGTATTCGATGCTCAATGCGCCTAGTGTTCGGTGCTATGCTTCAGAAAAAATATCTCAGTGGAATGACTGTATGACCAAGGATTTACAGGACTCAAATTCACAGGTGGCTGTTGAAATGTGGAGATATGACCCACGAAAATTATCGAAGGGAAAAATGGTCGATGGACTTTCTCTGGCATTATCGCTCAGGGAAGATGCAGATGAACGGGTAGAAGAAGCAGTAGAAGAAATGTTAAATAATCTGTGGAGGAAGATAGATGGTAACAGGGATTGAAAGCTTTAAGGAATGGTTCAAGGGTAACGAAAGCCAGTATGCAATTATCGGTGGAACTGCGTGTGACATCTTGATGACAGAAGAAGGCTTAGACTTCCGTGCAACAAAAGACATTGACCTTGTTCTAATTATTGAAGCCGTGGATGCGGCTTTTGGAAGAAAATTCTGGGACTATGTAAAACAGGCTGGATACGAACATCGTAATAAAAGCTCTGGTGTGCCGCAGTTTTATCGCTTCAGTCACCCGACTTCAAACCGTTATCCAGCAATGATCGAACTGTTCACTAGAAAACTGGATGCAATTCAACTTCCAGATGATGCAGTATTGACACCGCTGCCAATGGATGAGGATATATCGAGCTTGTCTGCAATCCTTTTGGATGATGATTACTATGAGTTCTTGAAGCAGGGGAAAGTGACTGTTGATGGAGTAACGGTTTTGGACGCTGCATATTTGATTCCGTTCAAGGCGAAAGCATGGATGGATTTGACGGATCGCAAAGCAGCCGGAGAACACGTTGATAGTAAAAACATTAAGAAACATAAAAATGATGTTTTTCGTTTGACTGAACTGCTTGACCCTACGGTTAAGATTGTCACTCCTAGTGGCGTGTATGAGGATATGCAGAAGTTTGTTGATCGAATGGAAAATGAAACGGTTGATGTTAAACAGTTGGGGCTTGTGGGACGAACGAAAGAACAGATTCTTCAGGAATTAGTAGAATTATATGCGCTACAATAATTGATGGGTTATGGAATGAACCACTAGCTTGTAAGGAAGTGATATAACATGGAAAAGAAATACCAGGTTTTTATTTCGTCAACGTATAAAGATTTGATAGAAGCCCGTAGCAAAGTAAGGGATGCCATCCTATCGATGATGCATTTCCCAGTTGGTATGGAGATGTTTAACGCTGCTGACGAAGAACAGTGGGAAATCATACAAGAGACGATTGATAGTTCGGATTATTATGTTTTGATTTTGGGACAGCGATATGGCTCTGTAATAGAATCTGGATCGGATGCTGGAATTAGCTATACGGAAAAGGAATTTCGCTATGCGAGAGAGAAGAAAATTCCTGTTCTGGTATTCATAATTGATGATGATGTGGCAATTAAGCCGGAATTTATAGAAAAAGATCCAGAAAGTATAAAAAAGCTGGCTGATTTCAAGACAGAAGCTAAAAAAGGACGAACGGTACAGTGGTGGACTAATATTGACGAACTTGCTAGAGAGGTTTCAGAATCTTTACATCAGCAAATGGATCGAAAAAAGCGTCCAGGGTGGATAAGAGGAGATGCCTTTGATATTGAAGCAAGTCATGCAGAAATTCTCAGTTTGAATAAAAAGATAAGAGAACTTGAGCAGGAAAATGCTGAGTTGAAATCACAGATTGTAAAGCGGGTTCCTGAGTTGATGGCCGCAGTTGTGCTGGATCAACAGGATGATGAAGAAGTGGACGGAAAAGGTCTTAAAACACATGGAAAATTGCTTATTGATAGCTCAGATAATGCAATCAAGATCCAGTTATATTATAATGATGGAGAATGCTACAAAAACAAGTATGAACCACTTGATTTAAGTTGCGTTGAATCACATTTAAAAAAGTATGTAAAAGAAAAGGACTTGCAGGCTTACAATGCAGCACTACCGTCTGAAGAAGAAATAAATGATTATGCACACAAGATGAGCGTATATAAGACAATAACAAACGGTGGTGTTGCGCTCAAGCTAAGAGTGCTTAATAAGGGAACAGCGAAAGCAACCGACATTAGAATCTCAATCGTATTTCCAAAAGATATTTTTGTATATGACATTGATGATATCGAAAAAATGAAGGAGCCGAAAGCACCAAAACTTCCACCGAATCCTATTGAAAAGGCAGAGGAACGTTTTATGAGCGACTTAAATCCAGTATATGGCTTGTTGAAAAATAGTATGGACGGAATGCAGCCATTCTACTCAGCTCGAAGCTTGCCGATTATAGACCCGGCAATTTTTAACAACTCCAATTCTTCTGTGTTTGAATCAATATCTATACGAGATAACTCAATATTTGCTGAATGCAATCAGTTGCCACATAAAGATGATACCGAGTTTGATGGGATATATATTGTTCCGGCTAGAAAAGGAAAATTCAAAGTAAGCGTTTCACTGATGTGTTCGGAATATATTGAACCGAAAGTTCATGATATTGAATTTGAAATTGTCTAATAATTAAAATAAGTACGAATAAGCCGCATAGGGCTTCCCAATGGTTTTAACCCAATGGGAAACTTTATGCGGCTTATTTTTTTTTGCTTTTTTTGAAAAAATTGTTGTCCCTATCTTGACATCAGGGGGATATGAGGGGGACATAGGTGCTATATTCACCGGGAAAGTTTCACAGGTTTCGGACAAGCATAGCGGCACAGAGGTCATTACTACCATTGCGGCCGCTGAAGCTCTGGAAGAATGGCTCTCGAAAGAGGTCAACAAGACCTACACCGCCGGGAGCAAGGCCAGTGCCATTGTAAAAGACCTGCTCAACATTTTTGGGCTTGAGGTTGGAACGATGGAGCTGGCGGTGGATAAAGAATACCCGCGCGGCAAGGTCTGCAAGGGCAAGGTGAAAAATGTCCTGACGGAGATCGTTACCTCTGACTGCAAGAGCCGCTTCCTCATAAGAAACGGCATTGTTACCATCAATGACCCCAAAACAGGCACGAAAACAGGATACGTCCTCAGTGCTGAGTCGGGGCTGTTACAGGCAGCGGAAGCCACGGACCGCACCGAAACAACAACCCGCCAAACGACCGTCAAGGATGGAAAAGAAAAGCAGGAGGTCACCTATAAGCGGGAATGCCTGCTGAACTACCATCTGGCCCCGGCGGATGTGGTGAAAATAAAGTCGGATACTCTGAATGGAAACCACCTTATCAAAGGCGGTCAGCATACAGGATGCCCGGATGGCGACTGGAAAACAACGATTGAGGTGAAGCCTGTATGAACGGCAAAAGAGAATATGACCTGAGAGATCAGGAGCGCCGTGAACAGGCGGCCAATGTCCGCGTTGGAGCCTTGTGCCGGGTGGAAAAATTTGACCCTGCAGCCATGCGGGTTGATGTGCAGCCGCTTTCCAAAGCACTGGATGCCGGCGTGTATCGTACCCAGCCGCAGATTTTGTCTGTCCCGGTCGCGCTGGTTCGGGGCGGCGGCTTTGTCCTGCGCCCCTGCTACAAATCGGGGGATGTTGGGGTGCTGCTCTATATCGACCACGATATTGACCGCATTGCGGCATCTGGAGAAGAAAGCGAGCCGAACACGGAACGCAACCACTCTGATGAAGATGCCGTTTTTATCGGTGCATTTGTGCCGGCATCTAACCCGCTGTCTGGACTGCCGGACAACTGCCTTGTGATGGCGACCGAGGGCGGCGGGATCTATGTGGCAGTGAAACAGGACAAGGTGGAAATCAAGGGCGATGTGGAAGTTCAGGGCAAAGTTAAAGTCCGGGATGACGTGATCGCCAAAACGATAAGCCTTGTCAACCACAAACACACGGACAGCAGGAACGGCAACACGTCGGCCCCGCTGCCCTGAGGAGGGGAAGAATGGCAAACATTACTGTTCTGGCATTGGATCCTCAAACAGGAGATTTGTGCTTTGATGCCAATGGGATGCTGATGCTCCGTGAGGATGCAGAAGCAATCGCGCAAAACGTCAGAAACAATCTTCTGACATGGAAAGGCGAATTTCCACTCAATACCGATCATGGAACCGACTGGGAACGTGTTGTGCAGCAGCCCCGCAGTGAAGCGGTGGATGAAGCGGACAGCGTTGTGCGGTCGAGCATTTTTCAGGAACCGTATGTGCAGGAAATCAGTTCTCTTTCCATGACGGCCGATGGCCGGGCGCTCGGTGTGGAATTTTCGGGTGTCCTGTACAATGGCGAAACAATCAGAGTGGAGGTGAACACTGGTGGATGAATACGGATGGGGCCTGACCTCAGCTGGTTTCCGCCGCCCGACATACAATGAACTGCTGGATGCTCTGGAGCATAAAGCGAGGGAATTGTTTGGGGCAACGGCGAACCTGACCGTCAGAAGCCCTCTCGGCCTGTTCCTGCGCATTTTTGCATGGATACTCAATATCCTGTTCTCTGTGCTGGAAGATGTCTACAACAGCCGCTTTGTGGACACAGCGGTTGGCACCTCGCTGCTGAACCTCGGTAGAGCCATCGGCCTACGTGTGCTGTCTGCCCAGAAAGCCAGCGGCTATATCATGGTGACTGGCCCGCCGGGGGTCATAGTACCGGCGGGATGGCTGGTTGAAACTGCGGCCGGCATCCAGTTCTTTGCTGTTTCGGATACTGAAATTGGTGCAGAGGGTACGGTCATGGTGCCGTTCCGCTGCACAAGCACTGGCCCGGATGGTAATGTGGCGGCGGATACGATCACCACCATCACAAACCCCGGCTCGGTAGCCGGTATTACGGCTGTAACAAACCCGGCGGCGTTTACTGGCGGTAGAGAACGGGAAACGGATGAAGAATTCCGCGACCGCTACTATGCCAGCGTGGACTATGCCGGCGGCGTGAATGCGGACAGCATCCGTGCCGCCCTGCTCCAGAATGTTGATGGCATCATGGAAGCAAAGGTGTTTGAAAATGATACTGATGATGTGGATGACTACGGCCTGCCGCCGCACAGCATTGAAGCTGTTGTTTACGGCGGTCTGGACAGCGACATTGCGCAGATCATTTACAAAGAACTGGGTGCCGGCATACAGACGACCGGCCAGAAAGTGATTGAGGTTATCACCGCTTCCGGAGCAACAAAGGCAATTCACTTCAACCGGCCGCACCCGGTACCTGTCTATGTGAAAGTGGTCGGGCTGTCTACCAGCGGGGACTTCCCCCATGATGGAGTAGACCAGCTCAGAGCGGCTATTGTCGCATACATCGGCGACAACGAAA